ACGTGCCCGGTGTTCGGCGCGGTAAGTACGCGGCCGACGAATGAGACGACCGTTCCCGCCGGGCACGATCTCGTCAGGCTTCGGCCGACGGATCGTGCCCGGCACCACGTGGTGGCATCATCATTCCGGTGAAGATTACGCGGTGCCAGCTGGCTCGACGGTGTACGCGATCGCGGCTGGTGTCGTGGTCGCGGTGCACTGGCATGAGCAGCTGGGCAACGTGATCGAGATCAGGCACGATGAGGATCGCGTTTCGAAGTATATGCACCTTCTCGATGCGGGCGATGTAGAGCCTGGCGACCTGGTCGACGAGGGGCAGCGGATCGGCAGGGTGGGCAACACCGGCCGTGCTTCGCGAGGCGCACATTTGCATCTGGAGGCGTGGCAGGCCGGTGTGTGCATCAATCCTGCGATCTGGTGGGCGCTGGCGTGTTGACGGTAGTGTGGCGGCTATGGGATTCATTAAAGATGCCAAAGCCGCCACACTCGGCCAGGATGCCGCGAAAGCGTTTCAGGCTGGGCACCGTTACTACACTCCGGTGCTCAACTTCCCCTCGACCCAGCCGGGTCTATCTGGTGGTATCTCGGATTGGCCACCGATGATTGACGCGATCGAGGCGGCGGGGTGGCAGCTCCATCAGTGGCAGGTCGCGACTGATGCGAAGGGGCGTCCGCAGGCGTTCCCGCTGTTTGTACGCCGAGGTTAACCAGCGGCGCGCTGCACGAGCGCACGCAGTCGGGAGCGATCGGTCTGCACGTACCTCCGCGTGGTTGCTGGGCTCGCGTGCCCGAGTAGTTCTTGCACCGCGAACACGTCGCGATCTACCTGGTAGGTGCGTGTCGCGAATCGGTGCCTCAGCGTGTGCAACGTCCTCTCGCCGTCAAGCGCAGCGGTCGCGAGTTCACCGACCCTCCGTGGCGACAGGTGCCCCCCGATGCGGCCAGGGAATGCCCAGCCGTGGTCGAGGGTGAGTAGTTCGCGCGCGATCCCGTCAGTGAGCGGAACGACGCGACTACGGCCCCCTTTGCCGTGCACGTAGAGAGACCAGCCGACCAGATCCTCGACAAGATCATTCTCGGTGTGCACGAGCGCGATCTCGCCTCGCCTGAGACCGATCTCGGCCGCCAGGCGCAGAATCAGTCGCGTACGCACGTCTGACCGCATGAGCGCTTTCATGTAGATGCGGTCAGGGGCAGGACGTGGCACCCCTGGTGGTGACTTCACGGAGGGTAGATGCTTTGCCGCGTTGCGCAGCCCTGCGTGCTGTTTCGCCCATTTCCAGAACCCTCGATAGGTGTTCGTGCGGCCACGCCGGGTTTCCTGCGCCCACGCCTGCTCTCCGCACCATTCGATCAATAGTTCGCCGTTCACGGCCGACGGCGGTACTCCGATGCGCCTTGCGAGATAGTGCAGGTGTTGGCGGCGCGTATCTACAGTGGTGTGAGGATGCCCTCCGGTTCGGAGGTGTGCGAGGTAGCGGTTAATGAGTAGCGCCCATTCTGCCGGAACGCGCATTGTTGTGTTGTGCTTCAT